AGCCGATGGTCGCTAACCATCACGAGACTGCAACCAACCAGGAATCCTGTCGGTTGTACAGAAGGGGGCCTACTCAACGCAAGCCAACCCCTCCCCAAACGGCTCTCTGAATCTCAAGAGATTGACACGTCATGTCTGACGCACCGGTTAGTGCGGGCAGGGGTGCTGTGCTCCTACTAGCTACGGAGTTTCCGCCGTAGTCTTCAATCGGGGCACTGACCTACGCCTTTCGGCGTAGAAACCACCTCATCTGTACTTCCAACCCCATCCATGCAAATCATCGCGAACCGTCACACCAACTTTCTTTCGGTGCCGCGGAGTCGTGCCGCCACCGGCGGTTCGCTCATATGCATATCCTGGCCAAGAGACCACTTCTCTAGAGATCCTTAAAACACTGTAAACCGAAAGTTCTCAGTTCACTAAGGATCTCGTCCTCTCTTTTACTGACGTAATCTGCGGGCAGATAACGTAGTTCTTCCTCCTTCCTACGCGCGGGCACCTTCAAAGCCCTCAGCTTCCCAAGATAAGAAAGCTGTTTCCAGATCTTCACAGATCTGTACGCGTAGGTCCGACGTACCCCGCCTACCGTAGGCTTGAATACGTCTCTCTTCTTGCCCCCCTCCCGACCGTGCTCCCATTGATGCAGGAACATAGCTATGGTCTCGTCGGGATCCAGCTGCCTCCGGACAGCTGAAAGCAATGTCGATGCCTCTGTGGGCGGCACCGGAAGACAGGTGAAGATCCTGTTCGACATTGACACTTCCCGCGCGTGGGCGGGAAATGACTTGGGATGTAGCCCAAGCTGGGAAGGCAAGAACCCCCATTTCTTTCCGATTCTTGAACGAACAAACGCATTCGTCCATTCAACAGAACCCCGAACAGCAGATGCGCCGTGCATCATACCGGGGTAATCGGAAAGAAATCCACCTCTCCGCAAGTGACGAATCTCACGCCACTTGCCCTTTGAACCTCTCAGAAATGCTGTTGAATTGATTTCGGCGACATTTTCTGAACGAATCGTCTTCAGATTGTTAAGCTTGTACCCGCTAGGGTAAGAAGACGCTTCGAGGTAAACGTTTGCCGAGACGAGCGTGTCGTCTCCGTTTACAAGGACATTCCCTTCTCTCTCGCCAAGAGCCCACTTAGCGGCGAGATACGAGTGAAGGGAAAGCAAAGGAAAAGAGAGGTAGCTCCCCATCATCTGTCCGTGCGATACTTCCTTCTCCTCTCCGCCGCAATCAATAATCGGTCGGAGTGACTGGAAAGCCCGTAGGCAAACCGGTCCTGGAATTTTCTGAGACTTTCGAAGCAAAGTCCCAAGTATCGCCTCTGTCACCTCGAGTGACAGGTTGTCTGTGGCACTTACCAAATCTACCGAGGTTTGGCAAGGATACGCACAGACAGATGATATTCTCTTCTCCGTCGGTGGTCCGACAAGACGCCATGGAAGCTTCATAAGATGACATTCCATCACCTTGTGAAGAGGCGCTAGTATTTCGACACTTTCATCATAGATTACTAGTGGTCTACTTTTCCCAGCGCTCATGACCGCCTTATACCGGGCACGTACTGGTTCATCGATAGGAATTGATTTACCAGTAAGGCACTGCCGACGGAAAGATCTCCCCTTGCCAGCAAAGAACAAATCTGCACGGGGTGCGTTCATTCTGGCTGTCGGGTTGGGACAATGACGCCAAACAAAATCGTCATAGTTCCTATCCCAACCGAAAGGGAAGATCTTCGAAACTTCCTTCCTAACAAAGCGAAGGTAAGTCGAAGAGGAGGGGGGGGGTATGGAGAAAGCGTTCTCCTCCCACAGAGAACGCTCGGATGTTGCGCAACGAAGGCAACCTGCAGGCAGGTTGCGCTTAATTGAAGAGACGGAATGGGCTAATTCCCATCTCTCGTGCTTGCGCAAACGTTGCAAGGTCGAAAGCCCATCAATTGATGGCCTTTGGCGTCGGGGAAACTTGACGCTGGGCCTCTTACGGCCTTGCAACAGGAGGAAAGAGAGGAACCTTGATAGATCTTCTGATCTGAGATCCGGTAACTCAACGTATGGAATACCATACTTGATCCGAATGAGTCTCAGACCATTAGAAATGGTCTCTCTTGTGTCGAGCTTCGCGCGTAAGCACGAACGACACGTTTGAGCCCCTGAACCAGTGTTGGGTTTAACAGGGGCAGCGGTGCACTTCGCAGTGGAAAGTGTGCCAGACGTCATCAGGGTAAGCTCTAGTAGCGCTCGGAGATGACGGGATCCTTTAACG